CCCCCCCTTTTTTTTTACACAAATCGCCGCTTATGCTGTCCCTTTTGGTTGCCATGTTTTTCTTTCCCACGCAGACCACTTCATAGGGTGCGAGTGGTCTTTTGTAACCACAAAAAACTGCCCCCAAGGAAACCGCGCGACAATATCCTGCAAAATATTCGCTACCCGCCCCTCTTGAACTAGCCATCCAGCGGCTTCCTGCAGTGCCTTGCTCGGCGGTGTTGGACCGAACCTGTCAGGTATTACTCCCCTTTCTGCCAGCTTCTCCAGATTGGCTCCCGACAACCGGCCGCTGCTGTGCATATTCCGCCCAAATATATCACGATACGTGCCCTTGGCGCGCCCCAGCTTCGCATAGCCCGTGGCAGGCATAGCAATACGGCGCAGGGGGTTAAACTTATCACTGCTTACGTACTCAGCCAGCGCAGGGTTTGACTGGTCAAGCAAGCTGCCGGTTCCGTATTCGTCCATCGCCACCCAGGGGCCGCCGATAATCTCAATCGCAATCGCCCCGGCAAGCAATTTGTAATCACCTTCGCTAAGTTCACTTCGTGCCTCTGGACTGAGCATCTTGCTTTTGGCCTGATCCATAAACTCCCTTTGCATCTTCTTGAGGGCGTCCATAATATGCAACGCCAGCGCAAGTATACACTCTGTTGCTTCAAATCTTACGCCCATGTCATCACGCCCTGTTATCTTCGCTTACCTGTATACGTACAACCCCCGGCATCCCAATGTCATTAACAGCGTCCACCCTGTACGCGTTGTCGTTAAACAGCACCCGGTCAAGTATGAGTACACCTTTTAGTTTGGAAACCTGGAAAAAGTAACGTGTTCCCTGCAATATCCCGGGGTCACGGTTACGCATCTCCACCGTGACAATCTCACCAAAGGCCGGGACCGAAGTGTTCTTGCACTTCCAACTCAGTTTAATGTTGCGATTCTTATCTGCTTTCTTCTCTAACCGCTGATGGCATAGTATTGTGTTTGTCTTGACCGCGTACCAAAATATCTCGCCGGAAGCCGGGTCATTAACAACGGACTGCACAAGGTATGTTTCACCATCAATCGTAAATGTTTCGCCACTCAATAGTTCCGTATCCAACGGGATCAGGCCCTCCCAGTACGCTTCCCTTGCACCAAAATCACGTATTGAGCTGGTGGACCGGCGCTTGCTCACCTTAGTTGACAGCGGCGGATTCCTGCTAATAGTGCACGTCTCGCCAGTACTGTTGATATAACGCACAGCATAAGACAAAGGGATCAACCCCTCCCGCTTGAGGTGAACCGCCGCACCTTGGGCATTGTGATAATTGTGCCAAGGTAATAGTCTCTTTCGTTTAACATTTCTTTCTTGCGCTTATCCCAATCCTGCTCAAGATCGCGCGTGAAGTGAGGGCCCTGCTCCCTAACGGGCATACGTGAGGGCATAGAGGGGCAGAGGATAATGGCGCACTGGCATACGGTTGCAGCCTCAAGCCTTACCTTGTCGTCACCCTCCAGACTTGCATAGCCCGGCACCAGATCAATAATAAACGCCTCAGCAACGTCGATTATATCCGGCTCCTGCAGTTCACTGTTGGGAAGATATGCCTCATCGACCATCAGTTTAAGCCTTATCCTATCCTCCCAACCGTTTTCCGTCAGTATCCTGTTGGCCATAAGGGACGCCCCCTACTGGTCGATTCTCAGGATTTTGGTGGCCTCTTTGAATATCTTAGAGTAACCGGTGTTTTCCGAGACGGTTAATACGCTAGTCTGACGGGTAATGAACTTGTCCGATTCGGAGATATCGGAACCGGCTTCGGTAATCTGCTCAATAGCAAATCTACTGTTCATCCCGATGATGTGCTTATCTGCTACATCCTTATGCCAAAACAGCCTTACGTCGCCACTGGGTAGTTGCGGCGTGGTAAGGTTGATCCCCACACTGGTGCCCGTAGCTAACAACTTGATCAGGTCCACAGTGGAAAGGTTAGGTATGTTAGCCAGCACCAGTTGGATAAACGCGTCCTTTGCGGCGATCAAGGTATTACAGGGGAACTCCTCGAACAACATCAGGAACAGCAGGAAAGCCTCGGTGGACAGCTTGTTGTCCGTCGCACTGTTATAAAGATCGGCCTTCTGCTTGTACACCGGCGCGGCGTTGTTGTTGCCGTCCCCGTTCTTGACCACGTCAATAATCTCTTCCACCTTATCCTTCGCCGCTTCCATCGCGATGCGTCGCACATGCAGAGCCAGCATGTCGATCTGCATACGGCGCAGCGTTTCATAGGAAGCATCAATGGCACGCCCGAACTTGTAAATCTTAACCGTCTGCTCACGGCCTTTAATGGTCACGCGGGGCAATTCGGAGGCTTCAGTTACGCGCTTCTTCTTCTGCTTCTCCGGCTGGTCATCAACATAAAACGTCCGGTACGCATCTCCGGGTATAACCGTGCTCTGCCCGATAAGGTAGGGCAACATGGTATCCTGCACAACTGCCTCGCGCACAGTACGGGCGATAAACTCGGGGAAAAGGACAGCACTTTCCTCGGTACGGTAAAATGCTTCCATCTTGTCAGCCCAGCACTGCTTGCCTCCTACCAGCACGCTCCTAGTCTTAATACCAAGCCGTTTCAATTGGCGTTCAAAGGCGTCGAGCTTGCTACCCTCCGGGGAAGGCTCCATCTCCTCCAGGAGTTGAGAAAGCGTAGTCCTCTTCTCTCTCACCTGGTCATATAATCTACGTTCCAAAACAATCGTATTGTCTCCCACCCTTGTCACACTCCTTTCTGGTTGTATTAACCAATTAGAACCATAACCTTGTGATTAACCGCATCAACGCTTACCGCACGCGCGGGGCCGATTGCCCCGACGGAGGCAACAACAGCACCACTGCCGTTTACAACTACAAAATCACCGGCATTGGGCAGGGAGCCGGAGACGCCGGGCAGTTCTGTATAGCCGACATCCTGAACGGTAACGCTTCCGTCAAACTCATACTGATGGATACGCCCCAACAATGCGTCGCCCAGATTACCAAAACCTACCTCGCCATCGCCGGTAATTGTCACGGCCTTGTCCAACACAGCGCTCCGACCGTCATTCTCCCATGCCTTAGCAGAAGCGACAGAAGAGATAAGCGCGTCGTTAGCCTTATAAGTCGTAGCGCCAAAACGGATACCTTCAAAATCAAATCCGCCTCTCACCAATTTGTTTCACTCCTCTCACAATATTTAGCAACAATAGCCTGCCATTGGCAGGCGTTAAGCCTTGTATGCCTCGTCGGGCAGATCTCCGCCAGCTACGTCCTTGCTTGCACCAGGGGCAGTACTCCTGCCAGCGGGGATAGCCGCATTCGCTTCGTCTTTGAATGTTTCGATAAAAGCATTCAACTCTTCAGACCCAGCGATAACAAACCTGGCATCCCACGCCTCGGTATTGTATTTATCGCCATGCGCCCTGATTCCCCACTCCTTGGCCTCCGTACGCAGCGCACTCAGGTAAGATTTCCCTTCCTTGGCAAAACGTATAAACTCAGTTGCGGAAACATCACTGCCCAACGCCTCTTTAGCCTGCTCCGCAGTGATATATGTTTCGGGCGGATCGGCCGTATCGGGTTTGGCAGCATCTACAGCGTTGGCAATCATTTCCTTGACCAAGGGCAACTCTTTCAACGATTCTTCGCTTAACGTTATCTTTACCTCGCCGTCGTTGCTGTCCTGTAATTCAACAACATGCTTCGTGACATCAACACCACCTAAAAACATGACAAACTTGTTAGACACTTTATCGCCACCACCTTTCGTAAATTTTGCCCCTTGCACTGTCAGTTTCTTTTCCAAATCCCCCCTCCTCGCATAAGTTAAGAGCTTGCCTTTTCTGGCACTATAAGTGTGGAAAAGCGTTACACCACTGTCTAAATTTTTCAAGTCATCAATGAGCATCATTTCGCCGGCCTCGACAGCATTATCCACACTGGAAAGCACCCCCGCGCCGGGATATGCGCCGTCGAAAACAATGGAGTTTTCCATCAAAAAGCCCGGCGCTTTGGCTATCACATAGCACATTTTGCCGTCATACTCCCGGCCAGTGTAATGATCGCACTTACTGTGATCCCTGTAATCATTTCCACATATAGAACACTCAAACGTATCCGCGCCCCAGCCGATACTTGTGTCAAAAAACGTTCCGTCTTCTATGCTGTCAATAATATAGTCCGTGTTTATGCCGTCTATTTCTTTACCCCTGACGATATAGTGATCGGCCAGCAGTTCCCACTCTTCGTTTTCTGCCATACTCTTTTTAAGATGGGCGTCAAACGTCCTGCCATAACCGATGGCTGGCTTGGGCTTACTAAACCCCGCCCAAGGATGGTCGATTAAGACGCTTACCCCTTTCTTGGCATCTTCCTTGAAAACATTAAGTAAAGACTTGTGAATCTGGATATACCTGTCCGGTATGATCATGTCTCCCACAAGTTTGTCAGGAAAAACAAAAACCTCTTCTTTGGAAAGAGGCCTTTTGGCAAACTCATTTATTTTCTTTAGTTGGCTCGCCGTGGGTGTTCCGTATTTCCTCCCTGGGGATGTTGCGGTCAAAGGTTCATAATCCTGCATCATTATTTCTACCTCCGATTCGTCATAGCCCCACTCCCGGAGCAACACTCTGAACTCTTCTTCCTCATACCGCCTGAACTCAGGAGGATCTTCGTCAAACTCCCGGTAATGCTTGCTCAGATGGTTGTAACAACCCCTCCTGTCATTATCGGGTATTTGCGTTTTGGCCTGCATCAGCCTGCTCATAGCCGCCGTAACGCCACGCCAAACAGTCTTGACCGAATCGCCAACGTACTTGTGGTGCGGTAACTTGTAGGCACTCTTGTTTTCAGGGGCGTTGCCATCAGCATTATCATACCAGGTATGCACCCTCTTAAACAGCGCCCAGCCACCGGCATCAATCAACCTGTTGCCGTCAGCCGCAGAAAACGACCAAGACACCCCCTTATCCGCTAAAGGAAAATTACGGTAAGGTACAACCGGCATCATCTCACCACCTTCATCCTGAGTTCATCCCACCTGATCTTGTTGCCGCAGTTATTACAAACCAGCATTAATCTGGCTGCGTCTTTAGACATTTCGCCTCCACAGCGGCAAAACATTATCGTCGCGTAATCCACCCTCGCCGTCGTCCGAGGAATCATCGTTTGTATCACCACCTCTACCGCCGGAACTAAACGCCACCCGGATATTTTCCGCAGGCGTGTCCGACACTGCCTTCTCCACGCCGACAGTTTCTGTTGCTGCCTTATCCGCATCTACCCAGTTCATAAGCTGTGCGATGGCCCAGAACTGCTCCTCCATCAGCTTTACCTTCATACGCTGTTCCTCGTTGCGCCAGTCAACTTTGTTGTGAATAAATACCGGCACAGCCTGCTTGCCATTAACGCGCAGCCACAGCCGGGCGACTTCTTCAATCAACCGCTTGGAACCGCGCTGGATAGAAGCAATACCGTTACAGAAAATCATAAACTGGATGCTGCCCCACGTTTCGGTCACACCCTGGTTGCGGTTCATAAATATGGACATTTGTTTGGAACCGGAAAGGGCCTGTACGTCAACCATCTCGGTAACAGCCCTGACGTCCACGCTCCGCGCGATATTCGCTCCTTGTCCTATAGTTATCTTTGTATCATCATAGTGGATATAGTCATCGTCAGGGTGCATATTCCGCATCGTTTCGGTTATTTCGTCTATCAGGTTGTTTAGCCATTCTTTATATTTTACTGGGTCGCCCTTCACTTCGCCGGGCATGTATTCCATCACACGCTCCAACAATATCTCAATATCATTGCGCGGCCAGCCCTGGTGGTGTAATACAGCCTGCAGGTCCTGTAATATCTGCAACTGGAAGTCAATAGCCTGCAACACAGGAGCAAGAATCAGGTTGCCGCGCGGGTCATCGGGGTCGGGATCAGTCGGCACCCAGAAAAAGTTTGCCTTGCCTGGCTCCAGTGAGACCTTCTTTAATGCCTGTTGCTGGTAGGGTATCCACACCTTGCGACCGTCTCTCTCCTCCGCCTCCCAATAGATCGTCTGCGGGACAACCGGATGCACGTCCACAATATCCTTCCGGGAAGGGGCAACCTCAACTTCCACACCCTGCGCACCACGCATAAACGCACATTGGTGTAAAATATCCACCAACCCGTCCAACCCAGCATTAGATACGTCGTTAATCCGAGAGGCAAACTCACGCCAATCGGATTCCATTTTGGGCAGGCGTTTTACTTTATCGTTGGATTCATAAAAGTGCATCTCATGCCCCATGTTGGATAACCGCACAAAGTTCCAGACCGCCATGGAGACGTCTGGATTGACCTTTTTAAGATAATCAATAGCCTCTGACTGTTCCATTTTCCTGCGCAGTTCCTGCAGTACATCGCTAACACGCGAGCGAAAAGGAGACAAGGTGCGCTGCGTATCACTGGACGCACCCGTTACCCGCCCTACATGGATAGGTTTTTTTCTGTCCGTACGTCTAAACCAATCACGTATACCCACACCGATCACCGCCCTGCGCTAGTCTGTTTTTCCTACCCACTGTGCGTCAAAATGCGTAGCAAACTGTGAGTCAAAATGCGTAGCAATTTCCGGCTCCATAATATCCTTACGCTTGCGGCTGCGCCATTTCTTTGGTGCTTCCTCAGTTATAAGCACATGTTTCTGCGCCAACACCCACACCAAGTAAGGTTCGCTCGGCTCACGGCCAAACCGTTTAGCCCACTGTGCTGCGGCAGTGCCGGTTGCCGCCACATCCAGACCCGCACATCTGTGCAACTCCGCGAGCGACAGCTCTGTATAGTCTAATTCATTCCTCCAGCTTGCAATGGTTTTTAGTTTTGCCTGCATATAAGCCTTGCAGCCGGAGTTAGTCACGTAATTAAGCACATAACGGCTGCTACAGG